GCTGGTGCATCCGGCCATTACCGGACTCCAGGAGTTGATCAACAATGCGGACTCCGACTCCGTCCGGTTGAGTGCCATTCGCGATTTACTGGACCGCACCGGCTACAAACCGAGTGAGAAAATCGAGAGCACCGGCGACACCACTATCCGTGTCGAATACGCCGACGTTGTCACTCCGAAACTGACACCGGAACGCAGCAATGGTCATGGGTAAATGCAGGTCACGATCACACTCCAGCGTCCGCTCGAGTGGCAGCGTGACGTCATGCAAACCGGTGCCAGATTCTCAGTGCTTGCATGCGGCCGTCGCTCCGGCAAGAGCACGCTCGGTCAGCACCAGTTGATCCAGACCGCGCTAAGTGGGCGACCAGCCGGCTACTTCGCGCCGAGCTACAAGCTGCTCGGCGAGTTCTGGCGCGAGCTGCGGACCACGGTCGAGCCCATCACGCGCGGCAAGTCGGAGCAGGACCACCGACTCGAGCTCGTTACTGGCGGTGTGCTCGAGCTCTGGTCGCTCGACGATCCGAACCCGGCCCGCGGCAGAAAGTACGCTCGCGTAGTGGTCGACGAGGCGGCCATGGTGGCGAACCTGCTGGACATCTGGCAACTCGCCATCCGTCCGACGCTGGCCGACTTCGCCGGCGATGCCTGGTTCTCATCAACGCCCCGCGGTCTGAACGATTTTCACCAGTTGTACCAATTGGGCCAGGACCCGCTCGAGCAGGCCTGGCGTTCGTGGCAGATGCCGACCAGCGTCAACCCGTACATCAGCGCCGATGAGATCGAAGCCGCCCGGCACGAGCTACCCGAGCGTGCCTATGCCCAGGAGTACCTGGCCCAGTTCGTCCAACTCGAGGGTGCTGGGGTTTTCCGTGGGGTCCAGGCCGTCAGTCGCTTGAAGCCAACGCCACCCCAGCGCGGCCACCAGTACGTGTTCGGTGTCGACTGGGCGAGGTCAGCCGATTTCACCGTGTTTTCGATCATCGACGCGACGGTGGGGGAGCAGGTGGCTCTCGACCGATTCTCGAATATCGACTTCGAGTATCAATCCGAGAGACTCCACCGTTGGGCTGAGCTATACCACCCGGTGCAGATCGTGGCCGAAGCCAACTCAATGGGCGGGCCGCTGGTCGAACGCTTGCAAACCGGCTACGCCAGGCTCGTCGGTCGAGCCCGCGCGGCCCTGCCGATCTACGCGTGGGTCGCATCAAATGCGTCGAAGGCCGCGGTCATCCAGTCGCTGGGACTGGCGATCGAGCAGGGGCAGATCACCTTGTTGGACGACCCGGTGCAGATCGGTGAGTTGACCGCGTTCGAGTCGTCGGTGACCGTCACGGGCATGACCAGGTACGCGGCGCCCGCGGGTCTTCACGACGACACGGTGATCGCGTTGGCTCTTGCGCACTTGGGTAGCGAACTCGCGGGCGCCGCATCGCCGCGCGCACACTACGGATTCGCGTCACACCGACGCTGAAGAGAGGACCGCTTATGGCGACTGACACTGTCGCGCTTACCGCCCGTGCACGATTTCGGGCCCACCTTGAATCGCTGGTGCAACTACACCCAGAGTTGAACTCAGGCGAACTCGCCGACCTGGTTGGCCAGACGCTGCCTGAGTCCGACCGCGAGCTCGTGGGCGAGTTCCTGTCGGCCGAGGCGCGCAACATTCTCGCGTGGGAGATGCGCGCGCAGTTCGTCCGCACGCGACAAGGGATTTATGGCGTCCTGGACCTCAGCAATCCGGATGCACCGTCCGTCGATGAGTTGGAGCCGGACAAGAAAGCGACGCTGTATGAGCGGATCACCCAGTGGCGCGAATTTCTGCCGAGTGAGAATCGCTCGCGTCCACTGATGGAGTTCAACAAGGCGAAGTTACTGGAGTCCGCTCAGTACGATGCGGGGATTACCTTCCTGCACGGTTGGAAGATGCAACTCAAGACACGCCTGGCGAAAGCATTGCCAGATGATGAATCTGTGCTGGTGCGCGATCAGTTCACACCGGAGCAGGTTCTTTCGCTGGGAGAAACCATCAAGAAGGAGATGGCACGTGGGAATTTTCGCCTCAAGATCACACCTGTTCACGCGCTACCGCGCACGACTCCAGTTCCGTGACAAGGTGATGGGCGGAACGCCGAAGGACCCGAAGATCATCGAAGCCTGGCTACGGGCCAAGGCCGGCATCACCGACGCCGAGGAGATCCGCCGCGCGTTGTTGCGCACGATGAGCGAGCTGGGCGCCGACGTCAATCCCGAGATGACATTTGAGGAGCTCGACGCAGCGTCGGCGAAGGTTGCTGGGTCGCGTGAGACCAATGGCTTCAAACGTGACGAGAACGGCGTGTACATCGAGGCTCGCCAGGTCAAGGCAGCGCTCAAAGAGTCGACCAACATCCTGTACGCGGGTGAGAAGTGGGGTCCGACGAGAAAAGGACCGAAGGGATTCCTCGCGGAGCGCGTGTTCGTGACGCCAGACGTTATCCCGCTTGGGCGAATGGAGCCTGACGGGATCGAGATGGTCATCGGTCATGTGACGGGCCCCGAAGGGCCGCGGAGCACACTCGGGTACTACGAGTACGCCCGCCGCGCGACGATCGACTTCGACGTGCTGGTAACACGCGATTCGATCAAGGACGACTGGTGGGTGGACCTGTGGACGCACATGGAAGAGAACGGGATGGGCGCGTTGCGTTCGCAGGGGTATGGAAAGTTTGATGTTCTGGCGTGGGACCAGATCGACATTATCCCTGATTGAGTGACATGTGCCCCAGGCTCTGCCGCCGGGCCGCGGCATCCTGGGCACTCGACCAACCTCCACTGACCTCGTCAGGCCGAGCCTGGCCTCACCGACCCCCCTGGTCAGCGCTGGGCACGCCTAGTCTCGCCCCGCCTCGCCGACGGGCCTGATCCTCTCGCGCCTGGTCATCCCATGACGACAGGCCGTACACCAGCGACCCATATCAAGTCCCACCGTTTCAGATCGTGCCGACTTGTCTAGTCCTGTCATCACAGCCATGCCCCGACACGACGACTGGCCTGTGTCCTGCCCTGCCCCGCCGGCCCATATCGACTTGTCTTGTCTCGTCTCGCCAGACCTCGTCGGAACTGTCCTGGCCGACGCCACAAACCGACTGGTCATCACTCTTCTCATCGGTACCGTCCCTTGCTTCCCTGACCGACTTCCCTTCCCGACGACGTGTCAAGCCTCGCCTTGTCGTCCCCGGTCCCGTCCAGCCTCATCGACCGCCTTGCCAGTCCGCCCCTTGTCGCACCGACTTCCCTTGCCGACCCTGGTCCTGCCGTCCCGAATCGACATGTCTCGCCTTGACTCTTCTGCACTGCTCAGTTCGACAGGCCGACTTGTCAACCCCTTGCCTATCCTCGCCACGCCGGCGTCACGTGAAACCAGCGCGTTACACTCGCAGCGCGATGTCGGTTGTTTGTCGGGAATTGACAGATGGCCATTGACCGCAGTAAGGCAGCGCTCAAAGCGCCAACGTCTGAGTACCTGACGAGTCTCCAGACGGAGCTCGGCGACCTGTATCTCACCCAGGACAACGACATCGACCTGGTGCGCGAGCAGCGCGAGATGCGCAGGCCGGCACTCTCTGAGGCTGACAAGGACTACGTGCTCGTCCACGTCGACCCGCGCGACCCGGACATCACCGAAGAGGCGTTCCAACAGACGGCCATCCTGACGCTCGAGCGGCCGAAACTGAGCATCGTCGGCGGCGAAGGCGACACGGCCCAGACGGTAGCGTCCAAGCTCGAGCACTTCACCGAAGAGACGCTGTGGGAGTGCGGCACGCGCGAGCCGGGCAGCGACACCATGACCCAGGTCACCGACGCGACGCTGAACGACGGCGGCGGCTGGGCCAAAATCCTGTGGTCGTCTGACCTGTGGTCCGAGCGGTACGGCATCCCGTCACCCCAATCGGGTGACGGGACCGACGCGTACACGGCGTACGACAAGATGACTGAGGAGGCCAAGAAGCGCGCCGGCCCGCCGTTCGTGTGGCAGTACGTTGACCCGCGCAGGGTCTACCCGCAATGGTCGAACGGCTACCTGTGCGAAGTGCTCGAGGTGTCCGAGATGCCCAAGCGGTCGGCGTTCCGACGCTACCGATTGGCCCAGGACGGCCAGGGCAACATCGTGCCCGAGGAGCTCGGCCAGTCGCAGAACATCATCGAAGCCTCGCGCAACATGCTGAGCTCGGTGACCTTCCTCGAGCACTGGGAC